TATCAGAAGCTTTATTACCTTTAAATTCAGCATCTATAGAAGTACCATTATATCCTAATAAATCGAAATTTACATAATCCTGGAGTATCTCAGATATATTAATTATTCCTACTCCTGCATCATTAGGAGAAAATTTTAATCTAATAGTATTAGAGGCCGGTGCGGTTTGTGCGATCTGTAAATCTGCTATAAATTTATATTTATAATTACCTGATACATTAGTAGAGGATATCGTAAATATCCAATCAGTACCAGCGGGCTGTAAGTTGTAAGCAGGATTCTGCTCTATAGTCATTGCCATTCTTATTCAGTTTTTATATTATCTTTTAAAGTAGTTTTTAGGAATTTCTCCATATCTTTAGCATAAGCCTTTAATATTGTTTTATCTATTCTTTTATAATGCATTTTAAAAGCATCTCTAAAGAAGTAAGTAGGCTTTATACCATAAGCTCCTATACTTCTAGCTATTAAAAAAGCAGCACTATTAATATTCTTTTTATTTTTCTCTATAAATTTACCAGTTTTTAAATCTCTTAATCTAAGAGGCTTAATCTTTATCCAGTTTGCTATCTTATTAGATGGAGGCTGTTTACCAGGTTTCCTCCCCTGCTCTACATAATTAAAATGCTCTGCAGCTGTAAATCCTAACTCTAGAGCTCCAGATGAGTATAATTTAAGATTATAATCTAAAGAATCTGATAAAGTTTTATTCTTAGTATTAGTAGTATATCCTTTACTATTCTTTCTCTTTGCTAATATCCATCTAGCTCTTTTAATTACCTTATCAGCAAACTTCTTAAATTCTTTCTCAGTTTCTTTTAGTATCTTATTTTTACTCATTTTTATTATCCTATATATATATCATTCTTTATATAGCTCAATTCTCTGCTCGCTCTATTTGATTCTTATCTAGTAAATCTCTGCTCATATTACTGCTCGCTAGGAGTATTAGCAAAATCTAAGCAATTAGTAGTTGCTCCAAAGGTAAAAGACTCTCCATCAGAAGTAATATTAAAACTACTACATGCTTTATACTGGAAAGGAATCTCTATACTAAAAGCAGCATTCCATCCAGATACTACATTATCTAAATATTCAGTAAAAGGCTCTATAGTAATATCCTCATCGATCTGAGCGAATACACCTTTATTATCAGGATATATCTGTAGTTGCCCTCCTTGCCTATATTGAGCTATAATATCAGTAATAATACCTAAAGTATCTGATAATACTTCCTGCTCATTACTCTCATCTACCTGCACTAAATCCATAGCTAATAGATTAAAATTAAATACTAGAGAATTAGTACTAGCTACTACCTCATTAGGTACTATATGTACTAAAGGATATTTTACTGCTCCAGATGTATCTATCTCCTCTATATTACCAGTGCTTACAGCATGTACCATACCATGAGAATAAGCTACACACTTTAAAGCATCTATTACATTATTATAAGTTTTATCTACCATTATTATATATTTTAATTACTAGTACGCCTCCTTTCCTGCTCTAATTCTAATTCCTTAGTATAAGATAGCCAATTAAAGCAAGATGTAGCTTTTAATTTTGTAATCTTATCCATCTTTAATATATCCGAATCTGCCATCTTATGAATCAGTATATACCATCCATATCTACTAGATATACTCTCTCCTATATTGCCCTCCTCAGCTCCTGATTCTGCATCTCCAAAGATGATACCATATTCTCTATAAGTTTGCTCCCGATATCGTAAAAAAAAACCATAGCTCCGAAAGCTGTATCTATACTTAATTTATCTGAGAATATCTCTCTCCTTTCTTTTATATCCTTTAGAGTATAATCCTCTATTATATACTTATCTCCTTTCCTTTCTATTATAGGCCTGTATAATACAGCAAATATCTTTACTAAATTATTCCAGGAATCTTGCAAGTAATTATCCAAATCTACAAACTCTCCTAAAGTTAAATCATTAAAATCAGGAATAATTCCATACTCTACTCCATCTATCTCTATTACTTTTTTAAGATGATTAGCAGGCTCTTTAGAGGTTAGTATAGCTAATTCTACATAAACACTTTTTAAGTACTTTAGAGGAGTTTTTGTGAGTACTCTGGACTCTATACCTACAAGAGCCTCCAAAGTCCTTACAATTACCTCTATTTCACTCGTATCCTCATTATCTAATACTTTCATAAGTTTAGAATATTGAGATATACTTACCTCATTCCATTCAGTCGGTAATTCGTACTTACTTACCTTATCATCTACTATAAGCTCTATTACTTTCATTTTATATAAATATAATTAATTTAATTTTGATATATTATAATACTGCATATTTACCGGTACTTAATCCTAATTCATAATACATCCTCATCATTAGAGCATCTGAATAATCAGGAGATCGGCCTATCAAGTCCTTTACTTTATCTTTACTCAATATACTTAGTTTACTATCCTTATCTATATTAGTCCTTTTTACCATCTCTAATTCCTGGATAAGTAATTCCTTAAATTTAATATCATTAGTAGATACTCCTATCTGGCCTCTATTAATCATATCTGCTAATTTGTAATAGCACTGAGTTTTTAGATTCTGATAATTCTCTCCTCTTACTGCTTTACTATTATTCTGGAATCCTTTACATCTTAATATATCTTTAGCTCCTCCTCCTACTCCATCCTCATCTACTATAATATTACTTAATCTTACGCCTTCTCTTTGCTGTATCTCTTTAATCTTATTAGCTACATCTACCATACTACTAAGCTCTAGTACTACTATCTGAGATACCTGCAATCCATTCCAAAAGAAAATACAAGTTTTATCTTTACCATATCTAGCTATATCTGCAGTAATATACTTATCTCCAGTAGGTACGATATTACTAAACATATTAATAATAGAATCGTAATTAATTAGAGTATCATTACTATCATCATATTCCCAATCTCCTCTTAATAATCTAGCCTTAGATATCTCATCTAGTTTCTGTAGTTGCTCCTCATAATGTTTAGATATATGCTTATTATCTGATACTAGAGCCTGGATAAATTTCTGATGATTAGGTAAAGTATTATCTCTATTAGGCTTATAGAAGTTATTATATACCCAGCCTTTAGCAGGATTACAGCTCATATATAATTTAGGAATAAGATTATACTCATCTAACTTATATCTTAGTCTAGAGGATAGTACATTCTTAGCCTTCTCAGTAATTTGATTAGCCTCATCTATACAGGCAAAGGTAAGCTCTAAACTTCCTAAAGAATCGAAGTTAGCATCTGATGGATATAAGAATAAATCTTTAAGTATAATCTCGCTACCATTATAGAAAGTAATTATATTACTCTGAGCATTATAATTATAGTGCTCTCCTGATTTAATATTCCATTGAGAGCATACATCTAGAAAGGTACGAAAAGTAGTCTTTTTGAGAGCATCGAGTTTGCTTCTACCGATTAATCCTCTTACTCCTGGATATTGTAAGCATGTAATAATACTATAGCAACAAAGTAAGAAGCTCTTACCTCCTCCAGCTGCTCCTCCATATAGTACCTCAGTAGTAGTATTATCTAATAAGTATTTAAGGGCTCTCTTTTGTTTAGAGGTTAGATCGGGAGATATATCAATCATTCAAATCTATATTGATACTTATCCTTTCTCCTTTAGAAGTAATATCCTGCTCCTGCCTTTCTATATATCCTCTATTCTTAGCCTTAGTCTTTAAAAAGAACAATATAGCCGCAGTATTACCATCCTTTATTAATTTCTGTAATTCAGATTCTGCATCATCTATCAATGATTCCTGAATCTCCTCTACTACAAACTTAAAGGCCTCCTCATTCTCTATCCAGTTGTAATAAGTACGCCTATTCATATTCATAGCTTTGCATGTTTTACTTACATTACCAGCATTCTTAGCTAGTAGCTCTAGGAATCTCTCTTTATCTTTATCTGAATACATATCTTTTTTTATTAGTGTATAATTAGTGTAATTATCTCTTTATTATAAATATAAAATATATACCATTATTTATCTATATTATTCTCTATCTGAGTAAGTATATACATACCCAATGTAAATCCTACTCCAAATATAATTACATTAATAATCATTCTTAAAAGGCTTATTTCTTAAATATCTATTTTGCTCAGTAATATGCTTCTCTACAAATCCGAATTGCATCTCAAAAGTATAATCCTCATTTATAATATCTGGAATTACTAATTTACCATTCTTTACGATACTAGGCTTGTAGTAATATTTCTTAGTCTTTCTACCTGCTTGCCTCCAGTTATTTTTAGTCATTTTTGATTCTATCTAATTCAAAATTAAGATGATTTATAGCCTTCTCTATATCCTCTATATGCTTATCCTTACTACTCATTCCTGCCTCTGTTTTTTTACCTGCTCTAAGTAGATAAGATACTGCAGTACCAGTATTATAAGATAGATTCCAATCCTCTACTACTTTCCTAGCTTCATACTTATATCTTTTACCTATATAGTACTCAGGAATACCGAGCTCATCTTTACTCATCATCATTTTAGGATTAATCTTATTACTCATCTTTGCATTATCTAGATTCCTATCAAATTCATAATAATACTTACTCTTTTTCTCCATACTCATCTATTAAGCTTTTAAATCCTACGAATACCTTACCTAGACAGGCTCCACATCCCGTATTCTTTTTAAAATTAGTACCTCCTACATTATTCCAAAATAGTACCGCTTTTTCTCTCCAGATTACTGATTTAGCTGTACCAGTTTTGATATTACTCCATATCTCTCTAAGTTCTTTAATTTCGTCTTTATTTAATTCTCTCATATTTTCCATTTATTTAGGGGGCAGCTTTCAGAAAGCCAGTCCGCTTTAATATTTATATAGCATCCGCATTTACTACATGAATCCTCTTTACTATCATACTCATCGCATGATAAGCAGGTAAGTACTCTACTATCATAAACTTCCTCAGGAGCTTTCTTAAATCCTGATCGGATAAAATTTAAAGAAGCCTTAGTAAAATTCTTTGCTTTCTCTAATTTTGTTGGCTTTTTCATTTACATTATCTTTTAAATACTTCTTTACTTTCTTAATAGTATTAAAAATACTCATTCTAGATATTCCAGTTTTTTTAGATAAGGAATCTAAGGTATATCCTCCTTTATAATAAGTAATAAATAATTTAGAATCATACCAGTACAAGTCTTGTAGTAAATTATCTATAGCTTCTAGATTTATATCATCATCATTATCTAGATATACATTAGGATTATTTTCGTAGTAGTGTACTGAGTAGGTACTATTACTTACATTAGTATCTACTTTCTCGTAATACTTCTTATACTTATAATAATATCTAGAGGTACTACTTTTAAGATTAAGAGTAATAGCTCTTATAGCATACCATTTTAATCCTCCTTTATCATGAATATCCTGGAGTAATTCTCTATCCATTTTCAGCATAGATTCTATTACCATACTTACCGCATCATCAGCCTTATTTCTATCAGGATTAATATTATAAGCTACTGCTCTTAATTCAGGTAGCAGCTCTCCTAA